GGGACGCACTCTTTTTTTAATCAAATTAACCTTGCTTAATAGGAGGTCGCAATGACTAATCTAGTAGATACACTAGCAAACACGTTTTCTTTTGGTCCAGGATTCAAAATGGGAGCAAAAGACATCGACAAATTCTTTGTTGGATTTGATCAGCAGTTTAGCAAAATGGCTAAATTTCACGACGAGCTAACAAAGAACATCCCCAACTATCCTCCATACAACATCAAAAAGGTCAGTGATAGTAAATATATTATTGAGCTGGCAGTAGCTGGTTTTGCCAAGCAGGATGTTGAAGTCACCTTTGAGGATAACAAACTAATCATCTCTGGTAAAGCTTCTGATGATTCAGATAACGATCACTTCCTATGGAAGGGAATCGCTAATCGTGCTTTCACGCGCACTTTTGTTCTTGACGATCAAGTTGAGATTGAAAATGCAGAGATGTTGAATGGTATGTTAAAGATCTTTCTTGAGCGTATTATTCCCGAGCACAAGAAGCCAAAGAAAATTGAAATTAATGAAAAGCCTTCGAAGTCATCTAAGAAGGAATTTTTGACTGAGGATTGAAATGAAACAAAACGTGAATAAAATTCTCGAAATTTCAAAGAAGTTTTTTAATGTCAAGTGATGATTGGGGGACTCTTGTCCCCCATTTTATAAGGTAAAAATATTATGAACATCAAAGTTATTCGTCTTGTCAATGGTGAAGAGTTGATCGGTAAATATTCAGAATCACCCACTCACGTTGAGCTAGAAAAGGTTGGTGTAGTTCAAATGATTCCAACACAAACAGGTGTTAACATTGGATTGTTTCCTTTTGCTCCATATGCAGAAGAAGAAACATTTGAGTTTAGTCATGACCATATAGTAACATCCTTTACTCCCTCTACAGATCTACTCAACAACTATAATCGTATGTTTGGGTCTGGTATTCAAATCGCAGGTGCTGGTTCATTGAAGTAAAATAAGGAGTAGCATGTATTTCTATACTAATGTTCATGTGAACAGTAATAGTGCTTTCATCAGAGGATACAAAGATGGAAAAAGATTTGAGCAACGCAGAGACTTTTCCCCATACCTTTTTGCTCCATCTCAAATTCCTACAGGTTACAGAACCTTGGATGGAAAATATGTCAAGCCTTTACATTTCACAGATGTGAAGGAAGCAAGAGATTTTCTTAAAAGGTATGATGAGGTTGCCAACTTTACTCTTTATGGATCGACATTGTTCACATATCAGTGTATCCATGATACTTTCATGGAGGAAGTGGAATATAATGTAGATGATATTAGCGTTGTGTCGCTTGACATAGAAACATCAACAAAGAATGGGTTTCCAAATATTGCTCTTGCAGACAAAGAGGTGATCACACTTTCAATGTGAAAGAAAGGTAAATGTGCTGTCCTTGGTACTAGGCCGTACACCCCTAAATCCAAAGACATTGTTTATTATGAGTGTAGAAATGAATCAGATCTTCTCAGTAAGTTTCTTGAATTGTGGAATTCTGAGGAGTGGAAACCAGATGTGGTGACAGGGTGGAACGTCGAAGTTTTCGATATTCCATATCTCTACGTACGAATAACTAATATACTTGGTGAAAAGCAAGCAAAAAGATTGTCACCATGGAACCTAGTCAACACACGTTCAATTAGTGCTGAAAACCAAGGTCCTTTTGTATATGACCTAATTGGAATATCAACTCTAGATTATCTTGCTCTATACAAAAAGTTTTCATACACTCCACAAGAGTCGTACAAGTTGGATCATATAGCAGAGTATGAATTAGGTGAGAAGAAACTAGATTACTCAGAGTATGAATCGATGCACGAGTTCTATGTTCAGAACTATGAAAAGTTTATTGACTATAACATTCATGACGTTGTTCTCGTTGATAAACTGGAAGAGAAGTTGAAGTTTATTGAGCAGGTTTTTGCGATTGCATATGATGCGAAGGTAAATTATGTTGATACATTTACTACTGTTCGTATATGGGATATCATCATTACAAATTATCTTCTTGATAAGAATATCGTTGTTCCTCATTTCAAGAGCAGTACAATCGATGAACGAATTGAATATGATAGACAGAAAGGTCCAATTGTCGGAGCTTATGTGAAAGATCCGCAAGTAGGTCTGCACAAGTGGGTGTGTTCGTTTGACCTGAACTCCCTCTACCCTCATTTGATCATGCAATATAACATCAGTCC